ATGGGTTATCCTATTTAACATGGTGGGTGGTAGCTTATGGAGAGTTTCTTGCAGGGATAGGGCTACTTGTAGGTGGTATCCTTAACAGAATGTGGATGTATGAGATGCCTGATTGGGTAGGAGATATGGTCACTAGATTTAGTGGTATCACTATGTGTTGTATTATGACAGGTGTGATATGGATAGGTGATCCAGAAAGTATACTTGATGTGTTGTTCTATGATAATCTTCATGTATTACTGTGGGTTGGTGGATTATATTTTGCATTGAGAGGTAATAGAGTATGAGTGATAAAACAAAACAAGTTTGTCAAGAGCAAGCTGAAGAAGCTTACAGAATGTTTATTTTATTTTGTAAAAGATTTTTTTATTATTGTATCTTTCTTCTTGTCGTTCTAGCATCATGTAATTTTGGTGTAGATGGTACAGGTGGTAAAAGTAATGGAGAATTACATGAAGAGTATAAAGAAAGGATGGGATTGAAATGAAACCATATCATAATGAGGGATTTGGATTGTCGTTTTTAGCGATAGTATTTTTTATGTTAGTGTTCCCTGCTATGATCCTGTTTGTATCTATGGGTACATGGGATACATTTGTCAGAATGCACATACCTGATGGCGATTGTTGGGAGAATGCTAAACATGAAAGAGTATGTAAACAAAATGCAAACTGTAAACTATGGAGGAATTTTTGTGAGTGATGAAGAAGTATTAAAACACCTTGAGTCTTGGTTAGAAGATGAAATAAAAACCTATGCTAATAGTGGTAGGGCTATGAAACTAGAAGATAAGTATGACTACCTAAACTATGGTCGTTATGAGGTAATAACTGTTATCAGAGACAAGATAACAAAACTTAGAAAGGATGAGAGATTTGTATAGTGAAGATAGCATAAGAGAATGGGCATTCGAAGAGGCTGAGACAATGTTTTCTCATATGAATGAGGGAGTTTCAAAAGAAAAATTAATTTATAAATTTGCCATGCAGTTAATTGAAGATGCACAAGGTGATATAGATATAGATAGGTTTGATGATGGAGTTTAAGTATACAACTAAGTATCGTAAAGCTGATGGTACTTTATCTTGGAGATTTACGCCACCTGATAGTGTGAAAGTTGCAGGTGTTGTACAAAATATTACATTTCAAGATGGTAGAACTGCTAAACATGAAATACCTAAGCTACTAAAACTAATCGAACAATACAAAAAAGGAGAGATCAAAGCAGGTAGGTTAAGTATTCGCAGCACTTTGCGTCAAGTATTTGCACACTACAGAGACTCATTTCACTTTAAGAAGCTTACGTATAGTACTGAAATTGCTTACACTTATGGGTTACACTATGTATGTAGGACTAAAATATTTGGTAAAGAGTTTGGAGATATACCTGTAAGTACGATCAATCCTCAGCATTGTGCAGAAGCATATCAAACTTGGTGCGAGTTAGTTAGCGTCAATAGTGGCAACACTCATGCTAGATTGTTATCTGTATTACTAAACTATTGTGTGTCTCTTGGTATAATAACACACAATCCTATGGCTAAGGTAAAGAAAGAACATCATGAACCTAGGTCTGTAGTTTGGAGTAAAGATCAGGTCGAATTATTTCTTGACACTGCATTTGAACATTTCAGGTACAGAAATATAGGTTTACTAGTATTAATGTGTTATGAGTGGGGGCAAAGACCAGCTGACATACGTAACTTAACTTGGGATTGTATTAACTTTGACGAAAAGAAAATTACAATTACTCAAAGTAAACGTGGTGCCGTAGTTCATTTACCTATACCAAGTAATATATTAGATATGCTAAACCAACAATACACAGACTGGAGTTGGCAAAAATATGTAATACCTTTTCAGAGACCTTCTGATGGGTGCTACAGACCTTATACTTGTTCTCAAGTAGGTGAACATGTAAATATTGTTAAGGCTTTGTGTGATCTTCCTGATGACCTTAGAGCAGGTGATCTAAGAAAGACTGCTATTAATGAGATGATTGAGAGTGGTGTAGATCAACTAGCAATCATGTCTGTTACAGGACACAAGAATGTACAAAGTCTTAACCCATATAACAAACATAATTACAACACTGCAAAGAAAGCTTTAGACAAAAGAAAAAATACTGCTTGATATTAATATTAATTACTGCTACCATAACAAATTAGATAAGGAGATTTAATAAATGAATAAGTTTGAAGAAGCCTTAGACCAAGTTAAAATTCAATTAGATTCTCTCATTGAAGATGCTGATGAAGTAAGAAATAAAGAAGATCTACTATTATTTTTAATGCATTTAGAAACAGATCTATCTCACATTAGAAAATGGGTAACAACTATTGAGGAGTATGGGAGAGTAAAATGAATGATAACCCACATCAACCATGTCCGTATGTAGATTGTGGATCATCTGATGCATTCAACTGGCACAATGATGGGTATGGATATTGTCACAGCTGTGGTGAATCTTATCCATCAAAGAATAAGTTGGCTGTATTTGATTGGGTTGCAACTACATACCCAGTAAAAAGGAGAGTGAATGTAATGGACATAGAAGTAGTAAGTCAAAAGTGGAGTGGCATAAGGAGTCTTGATGAAGATGTATGCAGACTATATGGTATACAACTACAACTTGACAAAGATAATAATCCTATACGATATGCCTATAAGTATCCACATACTGTTAAGTACCGAGACTACAATGACAAGTCTAAGTCTTGGATAAAAGATAGAGGTGTAGGTATGAACCATCTCTTTGGTCCTGAGTTTAATCAAGGATCATCACACAGAATTTATATTACTGAGGGAGAGTTTGATGCAGCTAGTCTGTATCAGATACTAAGCAAAAGAGGTAAAGAGTTTCCTGTTAAGTCTCTTCCATCTGCATCTATTGGTGAGAAGTTTATCAAACACAACTATGATTACCTCAATGCCTTTAAAGAGGTTATTTATGCAGGCGAGCTTGATGAAGCAGGTAGACGAGCTGCTGAAAGAATCTATGAGGCATTGCCAGAAAAGTTTTATTATGTTCCAATGTCTAAGTACAAAGATGCCAATGAATTTCTTGAGGCTGATGATACAGAACCTTTGTATTGGGCAGCTCAAAAACCACAGAGATACTCACCAGAAAACTTCTTCTGTTCTGATGAAGAAGTAGAACAAGCTATACTTACAGAGAGTCCATACGATTATATACCAACTGGACATTCTGGACTTGATGATAAAATACGTGGTGTTGTTAAAGGTGGTCTTACATTTATTAAAGCACCAAGAGGTACAGGTAAAACAGAGGTAGTCAGATACTTTGAGACAGGTCTACTAAAAAATCCTGATACAAGAATAGCACTACTTCATATGGAAGAGATGAAGTCTACTACTTATAGAGCTATGGCTACATATCATCTTGGTGTAAATGTCAGAACAAAAGATGATGCAAAAGAAAATAAAGTATCAGAGGCTGACGTTATAAAAGCAGCTAAGGATGCAACAGAGGGTGAACGTACTATAGTATTTGAAATGAGATCACATGATGATCCCCTTAAGTTATTAGAGTACACTAGACTAGCTGCAACTGTGTATGGTGCAGAGTATGTATTTGTCGATCATGTCCAAAGACTAGCTTACTTAAGTCAAACTGGTGTTGATGGTGCTACATCTGTTCTTACTTCTCTTGGAGCTAGGATGGCACAGTTATCTAAAGAATTAAATATAGGTGTGGTATTTATATCACAAGTCAATGATGATGGTAGGACTAAGTATGCATCTTCTCTTGAAGAAGAAGCTATCATCTGCATCAAGATTGAAAGAGATATTGAAAGTGAAGATGAGATAGTACAGAATACTACTACCTTTATTGTCGATAAGAATAGACCATTCGCTAAGTTAGGATATGCAGGTACAGTATACTACAATCCTGATACTACTATCCTTACTGAAGAAGTTGTAATAGGGAGAGAGAAAGCTGCATGATAATCTTTGATATTGAAACCAATGGTATTAATCCAGACAAGATACACTGTATGGTATTCAGAGATACAGATGATGAAGTATCTAAGTGTACTGCTACAGATGACTACGATTATATGCGAGATGTATTGTTATCTGCTCAAGGATTAGTAGGTCACAATATCATACGTTATGATGTACCAGTATTAGAACGTATACTAGGTATTAATATTACTGCTAGACGTTTTGATACCCTACCTATGTCTTGGGTTCTAAATCCATCTAGACCTAAGCATGGACTTGATAGTTTCTTTACTGACTTTGGTATACCTAAACTAAAGATAGATGATTGGGAGAATTTATCTCTACAAGAGTATGTTGATAGATGTACTAATGATGTAATGATAACAGATGCATTGTGGACAAACCTGTTAAAAAGATTTCTACATTTATATAAAGATAAGTATGAATTAGATAAGTTCTTTAGGTACTTAGAGTTTAAAATGGATTGTGCAAAAGAAGCTGAACAACAAGGTTGGAAATTAGATATAGATATGGCTAAGTCTTGTGTTAATAAATTACTCTCTTTACAAGAAGAGAAAGTATCAGAACTATCTAATGCTATGCCAATGAGAAAACTATATAAAGTTCAGACCAAACCTAAAGTTTGTTTTAAGAAAGATGGTTCTCTCTCTTCTCATGGTAAGAGATGGTATGCTTTACTAGAAGAGTATGGTCTACCTGATGGTTACAATGGTGAAGTAACTGTAGTAAAAGGTGCAGAAGATGCTAACCCTAACTCCACTGATCAAGTAAAAGATTGGTTAAAGTCTTTAGGTTGGAAGCCATGTACCTATAAGTATAATAAGAATAAAGATACTGGCGAAGAAAAGAAAGTAGAACAAGTTAGAAAGAATGGTGAGCTTACAGAGTCTGTAAAGTTATTAATAGAAAAGAACCCAGCTGTTGCAACATTAGAGGGACTTACTATTATACAACATAGACTAGGTATATTTAATGGCTTTGTTGAATGTGAACAAGATGGTTATCTTAAAGCAGAGATAGATGGTCTTACTAATACATTTAGATTTAAACACAAGAAACCTCTTGTTAATCTTCCCGGAGTTGACAAACCTTGGGGTAAAGAAATACGTAGTTGTTTGATAGCATCTAATGATACTGTACTATGTGGTGCCGATATGACCTCTCTTGAGGATACAACAAAAAGACATTACATGAAACCATATGATCCAAAGTATGTAGAAGAAATGTCAAGAGATGGTTTTGATCCTCACCTTGATCTTGCTAAACACGCAGGTAAAATTACACAAGACGATATTAATAAACATAATAGTGGTGAAAAAGATTTGAAGTCACTACGAAAGAATTTTAAAGTAGTTAATTACTCTGCAACCTATGGTGTAGGTGCAGCTAAATTATCCAGAGAGACAGGTATGTCTGTACGTGAAGCACAAGAACTTCTTGATGCTTATTGGAAAAGAAATTGGTCTGTTAAAGCTTTCTCTGAATCTCAACCAATACGAAGAATATCAGGTGAGATGTGGATACAAAATCCAGTTAGTAAGTTTTGGCATAGTCTTCGCTACGAGAAAGATGCATTCTCTACTATCAATCAAAGCACAGGTTCTTATTGCTTTGACAAGTGGGTAGCATTCTATCGTACTAGAAGACCAAACATTGTGGGTCAGTTCCATGATGAAAGTATAAACGTAGTTCCTTTAGGCGAAGAAAGGGAACATGAGAATGCATTGTATTGGGCTGTTGATAAGTTAAATGAACAACTCAAATTAAATGTAGAACTAGGTATTGATGTACAGTTTGGAAAAAATTATGCAGAAATACATTAATAACACTTGACAAGTTTAATAATAATTTGTTACAATAACTTTTTGGAAATTATAGGAGTCTTAAATGGCAACAAGAAAAGTAATATTGACTGGTATCTCACAGTGGGCAAAAGTATTTGAGCAAAATCGTGACAAGACTGGTTACAAACCAACACCTCAAGCAACAGGTTCTTATGAAGCAACTGATGGTGCTTGTACTATTGATGTAATATTAGACGAAGATAACTTTGCTAAGCTACGTTCTTCTAGGTCTATGAAGAAAGGTGTTGTAGATGATAAAGGCAGAGGTCAAAAAGTTACCTTTGACAGAAAGTTTAAAACAAACAATGATTGGGAATGTGGTCCACCGATTGTTGTAAAGAATGATGATTCCACTTGGAATTATGATGAAGATGGACCGATTGGTAATGGGTCTACTGTTCAAGTTCACCTATCTGTATATGATATACCCAAGTATCAGAACGTAGGTACTAGACTAGAAAAAGTAAAAGTCCTTGAGCATGTTGAGTACATTCAACCACAAGATGATGGTGACGTGCCTCCCTCCACGAAAAAACCATCAAAGGCAACCAGTGAAGAAGTACTCTTTTAAGAGACCCAAACCTCGAAACCTTGAGGCTAAATCATTACACTCTCCTCAGTTTAGTCTCAAGGTTATCCCCCAAAAGATAAAGAAAATTTTTAGGAAAAGAAAACATAAAGGATCACCTTATGAAAAAGATTGATACACTAGTAGAAGATATTTACTCTACTATACAGGGGGAAGGCAATTGGAATGCAGCTATAACTAGACACTTTAGTTCTAATTTAGCCATACTTTCTTGTGAAAGATTTTTAAAACCACAAGAGCCTAGATCCTATCTATCTTTGTCATCAGTTGGAACACCATGTAAACGTAAACTGTGGTACAAAATAAATCTTGTAGGTAAAGGTGAACCATTAGAAGCATACACACTTCTAAAGTTTTTTTACGGGGATATGATAGAGGAGTTAATATTATCTTTAGCAACTGCTAGTGGACACAAGGTTGAGGGAATGCAAGATAAACTAGATGTTCATGGTGTTAAAGGTCACAGAGATGCTATCATAGATGGTATGACAGTTGATGTTAAGTCATGTAGTAGTTATGCTTTTAAAAAATTCAAAGAGGGTAGGTTAAGAGATGATGATCCATTTGGTTATATATCACAGCTTAGTTCATATGTTTATGCAGGCAAAGATGATCCACTTGTTACTAATAAAACACATGGTGCTTTCCTTGCAGTTGATAAACAGAATGGACATGTTTGTCTGGATGTTTATGATTTCTCTGAGGAGTTAAAAACTAAAGAGAAAGAAATACTAGAAGTAAAAGATATGGTTAAGGGAGATATACCAAAAGATAGAATAGATCCAATACCACAATCTAAGACTAGTCCTAATACTAAACTAAGTGTACAGTGTAGTTACTGTGAGTACAAGAAAACTTGTTGGCCTGAAATGAGAACATTCTTATATTCTTATGGACCTGAGTTTCTTATCAAAGTAGAAAATAAACCTAAAGTAAAAGAGGTGACACATGAGCAGATCAGCTAAAGCAAAAGGTAGACTAGGTCAACAAGAGATACGTGATAAATTATTAGAGTCTTTTCCTCATTTTGAAAAAGATGATATTAAGTCTTGTATTATGGGTGACAGTGGTTCTGATATACAATTCTCCCCAGCTGCTCGTAAAAGATTACCATTAGCAATAGAAGTTAAAAGACGTAAAAACGAATTAAAAACTGTGTATGGTTATATAGAACAAGCAGTTAAACATAGTAATGGTGAACCAGTAGTTTTCTATAGGGCAGATCATAGACCTTGGATTGTAATGATAGGACTAGAACATTACATGGACTTACTCAAAGATTGGAAAATAAATGGAAAATAATAAGATGAAGATATGGGCAATGACAGAGGGTCCATATCACTACACAGATTTACCACCTGAAGATATTGAAGAGTATCCTCACATAGGTGAACTGGAATGGTTTGCTGTTTGTAAAGTAGAAGTAGATGGTAAACTCATAGATCATGAGTTCTTCTTTGAAACTCTTGATCAAGTATATCAATGGAAAAACTATTTCGATAACAACATGGAGGCATTAGAGATAGATATGAATGACAAAAACTTTTTAGGAAAACTGATATGAGTAAAACAGCAGTAGTATATACATGCGCTCATGCAGATCCAAATGTACCTAATGATAGATTTACTTGGCTAGGTGAAATGATCTATGATCTTAAACCTGATTACGTAATTGATCTTGGAGATGGAGCAGATATGAAATCTTTAAATAGTTATGATACTAAATACCCTACTGCAATAGCATCTCAAAACTATGAGAAAGATGTTAATATTTATAATGACTCTCAAGAAAGAATTAGATACAAGTTTAAAAAGATGAAAAGAAAAAGGCCTACCTTCTTTGGTGCTGAAGGTAATCATGAACATAGAATAAAAAAAGCTATTGCTTATGATCCTAGATTAGAGGGTAGTAAATATGGTATTAGTTTTGGACATCTTCAAACTAAGACTTGGTTTGATGAATACTATGAGTATAAAAATTCAGCACCAAGTATCTTTACAAAAGATGGTGTATCTTATGCACACTATTTAGCAACTGGTGCTTATGGTACAGCTATGTCTGGTGAACATCATGCCTACAGTCTAGTTAAGAAAAGACATTCTTCTATTACTGTAGGACATAGTCATAGAAGACATATCTACTTTAAAGATGATGCCTATCCTAAGCCATCAATAGGATTAGTTGCAGGTTGCTTTAAAGGTGGTGAAGAGGGGTGGGCAGGTCAAGCAAACTTAGAATGGTGGAAAGGTGTAGTTATAAAAAGAAATATTGACAATGGTACATACGATCCAGAATTTGTTTCTTTAGATAGATTAAAAGCCGAATATGGCAGTTGACATTTAACATTATTTAAATATAACTAGGGGTTCTTGTTATGAAATATGAAGTTGTAATAAACATAGAAATAGATGATGATTCAAATACCTTAGAGGTAGGAGATACATCTAACTTAGATACAGTAACTAAGTTAATAGAGTCAGCTCTTTATGACATAGATGACCTAGAGATTGAAGATATAGACGTAATAAGGAGATTAGATTGAAAGTTAAAACGTATTGTCAAGAAGTAGAAAAATTAATTATCACATCAGGTGATTTTAGATTAGTAGAAAATACATTAGGATTGGTTGGAGAAGCAGGAGAAGTTGCAGAAAAAATAAAGAAACATTTTAGAGATGAAAATTATTCAAAAGAAGATATTGTTAAAGAGCTTGGTGATGTTTTGTTTTACGTTACTGCTTTGGCTAACCATATAGGTTCTGATTTACAAACTGTAATGAACACAAATATTAGTAAACTGCAAGATAGATTAAATAGAAATAAAATACAAGGGTCAGGAGATAATAGATGAGCAATGCACTACCAACAGATTATCAAAATTTTATTGCCACTTCTCGTTATGCACGTTGGTTAGATGACGAGGGTAGAAGAGAAACATGGAGTGAAACTGTTACTAGATATGTAGATTATATGACAGAAAAAGTTGGTCTAGATGAAGATGACAGTAATGATATATGGGTAGCAATACATAACCTAGATGTTATGCCATCTATGAGAGCTTTAATGACAGCAGGAGCTGCATTAGATAGAGATAATACTGCAGGATATAACTGTAGTTATCTGCCGGTAGATGACATCAAAGCTTTTGATGAAGCTATGTATATATTATTATGTGGTACTGGTGTGGGTTTCTCAGTTGAAAGACAGTATGTAGATAAACTACCTGAGATACCAGAAGTCTTGACTAATAGTCAAACTACTATTGTCGTTAGAGATAGTAAAGAGGGTTGGGCAAGAGCATTTCGTATGTTGATTGCACTATTATATGCAGGTGAGATTCCAAGTTATGATGTTAGTATGGTTAGACCAGCTGGTGCTAGATTAAAAACATTTGGTGGTAGAGCATCAGGACCTGCTCCACTTGTTGATCTATTTAAGTTTACTATTAATATGTTCAAAGAAGCAAAGGGTAGAAAGCTATCTAGTTATGATTGTCACAGTATTATGTGTAAGGTTGGTGAGATTGTAGTAGTGGGTGGTGTAAGACGATCAGCTATGATTAGTTTATCTAACCTATCTGATATTAGAATGCGTCATGCTAAGACTGGTCAATGGTGGGAAACTGCACCACATATGGCATTGTCTAATAACTCTGTTGTATATACAGATAAGCCTGACTCTGAGACATTCTTAAGAGAGTGGACTTCACTAGTAGAATCTAAGTCAGGTGAAAGAGGTATCTTTAATAGAGTATCTGCTAAGAAACAAGCTGCAAAAAATGGTAGAAGAGATCCTGATTATGATTTCGGTACCAATCCTTGTAGTGAAATAATACTACGACCTCATCAGTTCTGTAATTTAACAGAAGTTGTAATTAAAGATGGAGATAGAGATGAAGATATTGAGAAGAAGATTAGAATAGCTACAATACTAGGCACTGCTCAAGCTACTCTTACAGACTTTCCTTATCTTAGAAAAGTATGGAAAAATAATACTGAAGAAGAAAGATTACTTGGTGTAAGTCTTACAGGTATTATGGATAATATACATACTAATTGCAACCTAGTTGATATGGATAAAAGACTTCCAAGATTTAAACAAGTAGCTATTGATACTAATTATAAATATGCTAAGAAGTTTGGTATACAACAAAGTACTGCTATTACTTGTGTTAAACCTAGTGGTACAGTATCACAATTGTGTGACTCAGCAAGTGGTATACATGCTAGACATTCTAAGTATTATATAAGAACAGTACGTGGTGATAATAAAGATCCATTAACAAAGTTTATGATAGATCAAGGTGTACCTAGTGAGCCATGTGTAATGAAACCTGATACTACTACAGTGTTTAGCTTTCCTATGAAATCTCCTAAAGGTTCTAGGATTAGGAATGATCTCTCTGCTATAGATCAATTAAACATCTGGCTAATATATCAGGAGCATTGGTGTGAGCATAAACCATCTATTACAGTTACTGTTAAAGAAAGTGAGTGGTTAGATGTAGGTGCATTTGTATTTAAACACTTTGATAAAATGTCAGGTGTATCTTTTTTACCACACTCTGATCATGTATATCAACAAGCACCTTATCAAGAGTGTACAAAAGATGAGTATAATGATATGCTATCTAAAATGAATACTAGAATTAATTGGTCTAAGTTAAGAGACTATGAAAAGAATGACACTACATCAGGGAGTCAGACAATGGCTTGCAGTGGTGACTCATGTGAGATTGTAGATATAGGAGTGTAATATGGTTACAATACATGCTAAAGATACTTGTTCTATGTGTGGTAATTATTTAGATGATGATCTAAACTGCCCTGAATGTGAGATCTGCAATCCTACAATGGGAGGTTATCTTGACGATAAAGGTGGTGAAATATTTACAGGAGAATATGGAGTTATGAAAAACGATCCAGTCAATAATCCTAAGCATTATAACAGAGGTAATTTAGAATGTATTGAAGCTATAGAAGCTATGACAGAAAAAATGTCTGGAGACATTGCACCTCATGCTGCAAATGTACTAAAGTATTTGTGGAGATGTGAATACAAGAATGGTCTTCAAGATATTGATAAAGCACTATGGTATTTAAACAGACTAAAGAACAGGTGGTTACAAAGAAATGAAGTGGAAAAATCTAGAACAGGAAGCTAAAAATTTTCGTAAGCTACGAATAGTAAAACCTACTAGAAAACTAAAACCCCTAACAACTAGACGTTATCTTGCAGGGCAAGCATTAGCTGGTCTAATTGCTAGGGGTAAAAATAATAAAGTAGATGTAGTTAAAGAAGCTTATGAGTGGGCAGACTGCATGTTAGATGAAGAAGATTAGTCAAAGAATTTGTCTATGCCATCATACTCACCGTAGTTATCTAGAAGATGTTGCATAGTTTTTAAGACCTTTAAAGCATCTGGTCTTTTAAGAATGTCTTCTAGATTATCTTCTTCTAGCTGCATAGTTTTCATTATTGCTTTAAGTTTCTTCTTATCTTTACTACCAAGAACTCTCATAATATTAATAGACTCTGGTACAGATTGTTCCATCTGTTTCAATACGTCTTTCTTTACTTTTTTTGCTATATCTACAAGTATTTCTTTTTGTACTTTAGGTAGAAGATCAAAGTAATCTGGATTAGCTCTTAAAGCTTCGTCAGCTCGCATCTCAAAGAAAGGGTGAGCTATCTGATTCATTTGATTTCTAATAGTATTAGGAGCATCTACTCTGTAGATATCATACCACTTTAAACCTGCAACATTAGCCATTCTTTCTATTGTATTAGGCTCTTCAACAATACGAACACCTAAAGCATTCTTACTGATGTTTAAAGATTTTTCAGTTCCTCTAAAAGGATTTGCTTTCTCAGTTAATTCTTCTGAGAGTGGCTCCATTCCAAACAAAGCAGGTAAATTATTAATATATTTCATTGCCTCACCTTGTAAGAATACACCCTCTTTTAAATTAGGATTCATGTTTGCATCTGTAAACATACCTACAATTTGGTTTGGTGTATCAAAAGGTCTAGTAATACCTTGAAATATTCTACCCTTTGAAGACTCTAAAAAATCTAATAGTGGACCTGCATCACCCTCTGTTAATTTAACACCAACATTTTTTAAAACTTTACCTGCCATATCCAGATCTCTCCAAGCTTGACCACCTGTTTGTAAAACTAACTCGGCTATGAGATCATTAGGTACTCTATCTAATCTAAAATCACTAAAGTTATTACTATCACCTATAGCATGTGCAGTAATTTGAGATAGTAATCTCATGGTAGATATAGGCCAGTCATACAACTTATCTTCAATATCTCCCATGTCTTGACCATCTCCAAGAGAATAAGGACCTATCCTTATCATCTCCTTATTTCTCTCTTGATTATAACTAAGACCTTGATCTATTCTATCCCTTGCAGCAAATACTCCAAGTGAAACTAGACTCATTGTTGCAGCAAATTTACCAAAAGCTTCTGATACTTCTGCCTCAGCAAAGTCTGCTTTCTTTCCAGTCATCTCTCTATAAATAGCTCTAAAAGCATTTATCCCAGTCATATCTCCCATAGTAGCAACAGTAGTATTTAAAAAACTACCGAATGGTATTACATAACCTATTACAGTATTGTTAGTTACCCATTCAAAGTATTTAGCAGCTGTTCTCATAGCATTTTTAGCAGGTAATGTTGACCAGTTAACAGATGCAGTTTCTCTCATAGTTCTAAATGCAGCTTTATCTAACAGATTCTGAAACTTCTTTGATGACATCTCTAATGATACATCTACTTGAGAGAAGAATTGTTCTGGAGTCATTCCATAATCTCTCATTATATATTGATTCATATTACTACCAAATGCCCAACGCTTAGTTAAATCATCTTGTAGTCTAACGAATGTTAAAGTTTGTGCGCCTTTAGTAGCAGCATCCATAACCTTACCAACACCATAGGTTATCATATCTCCCTTGTCTAAATTAAAATGTTCAAAGGATTCTCTTACACCACCATCACCTGATATGTCTCTAAATAATTTAGCTTCAAGTTTAGGATTCATTTCTAATATTAAGTTAGCATATTCAAAAGGTATGTCTGGTGATATAACATCAACACCTCTACGCAAAGCACCAAAGACACTACCATAAGCTTTATTATAAAACTCTTCTGCTTTCTTTGGATTACTTAATCCATATTTATAAAACCCACTCTGAGCTAAATTAATACCACCAGTAAAAAAATCAGCATAAGTATTTAAACTAACTAAACCTTTAAAACCTTTTAAGTTGGCACCAGTTGTTGACAAGTGAGATGTTAGCAGTCTTTTATAAACAGATAAAGCAAACTGAGATCTTCTTACATCATCTCCTTTTTTTGTATTACCTGCTGCAAGATCTATAGCATCTCTAATATCAACTCCTTCTTTCTGTAGTCTACTTAACTCAGATGGTAGCCACAAAGTTTCAGCTGCATCACCTATAGATTTTACCCAACGAGTAGATAAACTTAAGGGTGTTACTTTATTAGAGGGTACATGATTAAATACAGGACTACTAGCATCATTATTTTTATAACGCACTTCACTGAAATCTAATTTAAATCCAGTTTCTGTTTCCCATTTTGCTACTATCTTTTTAACTTGCTTTGGATCTAAAAATTCTTTCATTGCATTTGCATACACACCAGTAATATTACCATACTGTTCTATCATTGCAGGATGTGGTACAAAACCTGCATCATTTAACGCCTCAAATAATCCCTTAGTCCTACCCTTACCATTCTTATCACCCGGATTACCTAAAAATAAATATCTATAGAAAGCATTAATCTTATCTTGGGGTGTCATTATCTGATTTTTCTTTTTCTTTGCTCTGTCTTTTAGTTTTTCCCAAGCTAAAAAATCTTTACTATCACCTTTAATTAAACCAAAGGTATCATCCATTGCATCAACAATAACATTAGTATTCATTCTTTCTTTCATTCTTCTCTTAGCTTCTTTAAAACCAAGAGTAAGTAAATCTGTATCGAACTTTTGATAACCTAAAAATGTATCTTTAAAAACACTTGATCTAAGTTGTTTTACAGAAGCTCCCATAGCTGCAAGTATTGGTATTGAGAGCATTTGTGCGCCTGCGTTAATAGCAGTTTGAGCAGCACTATACTGATCTTGTACACCTACATCTATTAATTGCATCTGAGAAAGTGCATCAACACTACCACCTATAGTTGCATCTATAAAAGCGAAAGGTAAACTATTCTTAACAGCATTACCAATCATTGATTTAGCACTTGCTTTAGTTGCTTGATTCTTAATAGCTTCAGTATAAGCTTTCTTCATTAACTGTTTAGCAGCTTGAGCTGAAGTTTTAGTTGCACCAAAACCTAGTAACTTACCAAGTCCAAAGCCTAATAATGTTGCAGGATCATATACACCTGCCTTAGCATAGTCCCAAGTAGCATCAGCCATTTCTGCCCAACTACCATCACCAGTAAATGCATTAGTCATTTGATCAAATAGTTTATAACCTGCACCAAGTTTAATTTTAGTATCATCATTAGCATTCATTGTATATGCTATCTCATTACCTACAGTAACTGTTTGACCAGCTGAGAAAGATCTTTGATAGTTCTGCCATATTTCAAATGCTCTTTCATTATCCATATTTGCATAGTCTCTACCATACATACCACCAACATCACCACCTGCTAAACCAACACCAACTCTCTTAGCTCTAGTTACTACATTACCCGGAGTATATCTTGCTGATAAATTATTCTTAATAATATTCATGAATCTTTTATCATTAAGTATCTGTTCTTTAGTCAATCTTTTATTGTCATAGTCACTAGCAAAAATTTGATCTAAATCTGCATAGGCTGTTTCATCTAATTCAACAGGAACATAGGTAGGTTCATAGCTCTGGTCAGCACCAGTAATAGTTAATGCATGTTTATTTGTTTCTGATGTTAATTTATTCCAATCTATTTCCATTTAAAATCTCTTGTTTTTAGAAAAAGGATTACCTAAATTCATTCCTGCAGTAATCTCAGAATTAAAATCTTCTCCTGCAATTAATTGAATGACCTGATCTTTGTGAATAATATTTCCATATAGCAATTGATGTAAGAAACTCTGTTGTGCAGGAGGTACTGATGAAGCTATTCTATCATAACCCTGTGACAATACAGCTTGAACATTTTCTTGTTCATCAAGAAACACAGGAACTCTTAATACCATTCTAGCATCTTTACCTGCTATACCACCATATAGTTCTATATACTTTTTAACATTAGGTTCATTAAGTAAGTTAGGCATCCTTTCAGCTTCAGATAATAATCCAGTTATACCAAATAATTGAAATAGTCTTAGTGGATTACCCTTACCACCTATAGTATTCTTTTCATAGTGTTCAATCGCATCCTGTAATTGTTGTTGATACTGCATAAGAAAATCTTGGTGAATTAATTCTTTTTCTGTTAATGTACGACCTCTTGTATTTTG